GCAACTGATGATGTTAATAACGATGCTAGCGGTAATCCACAAACTGCTTTTGTTGCTGAAAAACAACCATTAGATACTTCTGATTTATCAAGTTTTAAAGCGTTTGCTAGTGTCTCAAAAGCAAACGTACAAAACTGGGTAGAAACAGCGTTAGGTGCAGATGCAATTACTGAATTAAAAACATCTTTAGATATGCAAATAGCTGAAAAAGTAACACCGACATCAGTACAAAAAATAATAGGTTAGGGAAGTGAATGGCTTTATTACCAATTACACCAGTTCCGGGTATTGTCACTAACGGAACTGCGTACTCAAAGAAAGGTCGTTGGACTGATGGTGATTTAGTTCGTTTTCAGAACGGCAACTTACGGCCTATTGGCGGTTGGGAAAAACTAAAACCAGCAGCCTTAACGGGTGTACCAACCGCGATGTACACTTACAGCGATAACGCTGGTAACCCAATACTTGCCGTTGGCACTCGCCAAAAAGTCTACGTCTTAACTCGCAATATCTGGTATGACATCACCCCATCTGGTTTTGTAACAGACGCATCAAACGATCCGCTTGGATTTGGTGCGTATCATTACAATGTAGAAGATTATGGCGATGCTCGATCACAGTCAGGATTACTGTTTAATACTACCTCATTTTCATTTGATAACTTTGGTGAGTTTTTAATATTCTGCTCTGCATCTGATGGCAAAATTTACCAATGGCGGCCACATGGCGGTGGTACAAACACCCCTGACTCTGCGGGTACAGCAATTACTAACGCACCGACCGGCAACTTAGGCGTAATAGTTACCAACGAAAGGCACGTTGTAGCGATTGGTTCAGGTGGTGATCCAAGAAAAATAGCGTGGTCATCAAGAGAGGCATTAACTACTTGGACAGCAGCATCTACTAATACGGCTGGTGACTTGCAAGTGCCAACTGGCGGTAGAGTGATTGGCGCAAGTAAATGGCAAACTGATATTATTTTATTTACTGATACGGGCATTGCCCGCATGTATTACACGGGGCAACCATTTATTTATGGTATTCAAGATGCGGGTACAAACTGTAAAGCGATTTCTACGCGCTCTATTGTTAGTGCTGGTAATTTCTTGTCATGGATGGGAGAGAACAGTTTCTTTGTATTTGACGGCTCGGTAAAAGAAATACCTTGCGAAGTACATGATTATATTTTTGATGACATGAATTACAGTTACCGCAAAACAATCGCGGGTGGTCACAACTCAAACTTTAATGAGATTATCTGGTTCTTCCCGTCAACCGATAGTTTAAAACCAAATAAATATGTGATTTGGAATTATGGTGACAATGTGTGGTCAGTTGGTTCAATGGATCGAGGTTGCTGGGTGGATCAAGGGGTATTTGATTATCCCATCGCTTGTGATAATGATGGTTTTGTTTATCAACATGAAAGCACTACGTTAAACAATTCACCTAACTTGGGAACGTCTGTTCCGTTTGCGCAATCAGGGCCGATAGAGATTGGCAATGGTGATCGTTATGTGCAATGCAATCAAATCATTCCTGATTCAGAAGCGGGTACACTACCAGGAGTTACGTTAAGTTTTAAAGGTCGCTTTACACCGCTTGGCCCAGAAACAGATTTTGGTTCATTCTCATTCGATGCTGCTGACGGTTATACCGATGCTCGATTTAGCGCTAGGCAAATTCAAATGACAGTTACGGGTGACACAACGCAAAACTTTGAATTAGGTACAGTACGCTTGGATGTCACTAACCGAGGTAAAAGGTAATGGCAAGAAAGACGTTTACTAGACCAAGTACGGAATATGATCCGCAGTACCAGAATTATTTAGTGTCAGAATTAGAGTATCAATCGGGGTTGACTTTTAACAAAGGTGAACGAATAGAAGTCAATGGTGGAGATCAAACGCAATTAGTATTGGTAAGTCCAGATGGAACAAAGTATAAGGTTAGTGTCGACAACTCAGGAAATCTCAGCACCGCCAGCACAGTCTGAGGAAGAATGGGTTACTCGATGGCAGTTTGCCAAGCCTCTGATTAAAGAGGCATTAAGGCATACAGACTGCTATAATATAAAGGACATAGAAGAAGGTATAAAAAAAGGGGTTTTTCACTTATGGACTGGCGAAAAATCAGCTATGATAACAGAGATTATCAAGTATCCTCGGTTAAGCGCCATTAACTTATTATTTTGTGGCGGTGACTATGAAGAACTACAATCAATGCTTCCTAGTATTGAACAGTTTGCAAAACACTTTGGATGTAAAAGACTTTATGGCGGTGGTCGTAAAGGATGGTTAAGAAAATTGAAACCTCTTGGCTTTGTTCAAGAGTATATGATTAGGAAGGAAATATGAGTAAAGGTAAAACAGTATCATCAAGCGCAGTTGATCCAGCACAAATGGCGATGTTTCAAGATTTATACGATACGTCTAAAAGTATCGCATCGCAACCATTCGTACCCTACACGGGTGCTAGGGTAGCTGGTTTTAATCCAGACCAATTAAGAGGGTTTGATGCAACTAGGGGTATTTTTGAAAGTGCGCAAGCCCTTGATCCAAGAGGCGCAATCAATACTCTTGCCGGTCAGTCAGCACCTACTTTACTCGGTGCGGATATCAATGCTTACCAAAACCCATTTAACACACAAGTAATCGACCAATCATTAAGTGATCTTGATAGAGCAAGACAAATGGCTATCGGTGGCGATCAGGACAGAGCAATCTCGGCTGGTGCATTTGGTGGTTCAAGAAGCGGAATACTCGAAGCAGAAACCAATAGAGCGTTTGCCGATCAAGCAGCAAGAACTTCATCTGGTTTAAGACAAGCTGGATTTAACCAAGCGCAACGTGCTGCTGAATCAGATATTGGCAGACAAATGGATAACAGACGTTTCCAAGCTGGTTTGCAAAGTGGCTTGCTTGGCGATCAATACCAAACATTAGGATTGCTAGGCAACATGGGATCACAACAACAGAATTTAGGGCAAGCCGGACTCAATGCTGGTTACAACGAGTTCTTACGCGCTTTGGATTACGGGCCAAGACAACTAGGTTTACTATCACAAGGCGTAAGTGCTATGCCACAAAATGTAACGCAAACATCACGAAAAGATACGGGTACTGGCGATATACTTGGATCAGCAGCCCAAATAGCAGCCTTATTTGCAATGTCCGATGAAAGATTAAAAGATGACATTGAGTTAATTGGCAATGAAAAAGGTTACAATATTTATACTTGGACTTGGAATGATCTTGCCAAGAAACTTGGTGTAAATGCACCAACCAAAGGTGTAATTGCACAAGAGGTAATGAGAACAAATCCTGATGCAGTAGCTCTACATGATAGCGGTTACTACATGGTTAATTACGGGGCATTATAATGGCGATAGCAGATTTATTAAGAACGCTTGGCGGTAAAGTAAATACGGGTATAAGTAATGTTGGTAATACGTTTACCAATATGAACGCAAGGCCAACTGGTATTCTTACCCCAGAACAACAAAGAGCATTGACTGAAAGACAACAAAAATCCAATTTATTATTTGCTTTAGGTGATGCCTTTAAAGGTAAAGATATTGGTCAAAATTATCTTGCCAGAGAGCAAAACTTTATGGCTATGGATGCAGCAAGGCAAGCTAAAGCTAGGCAAAATGAAATGGGTGTTTCTGCGGAACAAATAGTGCTTGAAAAAGGTGGTACACAAGCGCAAGCAGATTTAGCTAGAAATAACCCAGTATTGGCTGCAAATATTATTAACGAACAATTTGAAAATAAATTTTCCAATACTGCTGCTAGTGTTGAAAGGTTTGGAGTATATGATCCAAAAACTAACAAGTTAATTGGTACTGTTTTAAAAACAGATCAACCAACAATTAATGAAGTGCAAAATGCGGGAAATATAGTTGGTGCATTACGCTCACCATCAGTTGATTCTGGCTCTACTAGACAATATCAAGTGGTAACAGGTTCGAATAATGAATTTGTTAGAAATGTTTCTGCTGATGAACTTAATTTAAATCCTTTACAGCCAGGAGAAAAATTAACTAACTTACCTACTGGAACTGAGGCAGCTTCATCGTCAAGTACAACAGATGATCTTTTTGATGACACAAGAAATAGATTTAATGCAGTTAATACTATTGTTGCAGAAACAAGTAAACTAGCTCAACAATTTTATGACAATCCTACTGACGCACTAGCTACTGGTTCGGCTGCTAACTTTGTAAATGCTTTGGTTAAAAATATAGATAGTGCTACGCAGTTATTTACAGGAAAAGAAGATAGCAAAGCATACAAGATGGCTCAAAGAAATAAATCAGAAGAAGGTACAGATTTTGGGCAAAGAATAGAGGAAGCCTCTATTTCATCTGGGGTAGCAGAATCAAGAATCAGGGATTTAGCTTATTTGTTTGCAGCAGCTAGAGGGCAAGAAGGTAGAGGATTATCTGATAAAGATTACGAAAACGCATTGCGCATAGTTTCTGGTGGAGTTGGCGCAAAGGGTAGAATAGCTGTATTAGAAGATGTATCGACAAGACTTTCTGAGCAATTTTCCAGAGATTTGGAAACCGATAAATCTGTTTATGATGATAAGTTAGAATATATAAACAAAGTCAATAAATTACCTCCTTTAGCAGTATTTGTAAATCCATACACACTTATAAATCCAACAGCAACTACTGGCTCTGGAGGAACAACATCAGATGGGCCGAAAAGAATAAGAGTGAAACTAAACTAGGGATCAATAATATGGCTCAAGTAATATATGAATTTGAATTACCTAATGGTGACATTCTTGAAATCGAGGGTGAGGAAGGTAAACAAGCCGAAGCTAATGTAAAAGCTAGACAATATATCAATGCACAACAACCTACATTAACTGATGCTGCTAAAGATATTATTCCTAGTATTGGTTCTGGTGTAGCAAAAGGATTATCTTATATCGCTGGTTTACCAGGTGACGTAGATCAATTAGGTCGAGCTTTTCTTCCAGAGTTTATGAATACTCCTATTAGGGAGTTAATTACAGGAAAAGATTATGGTGAATTACCTAATATTTTTCCAACCTCACAACAAGTAATGGATTTTGCGGAAGAAACAGCGCCAGTAATTAAACCATTAACTCAATATGAGCCAACAACTAATTTAGGTAGATATGCGCAAACTGGTATTGAGTTTGCTACGCCTGGTATTGCTGGTAAAACAAAAGCAGCTAGAAGGGCAGCAACAAAAGTTGGTGGTATTGGAGGACTATTATCTCAAGGAGTAGAAGATATAACTGGTAGTTCTGGTGTAGCTGCTGGCGTAACAATACCAGCCATGCTAGCA